TTTTTACAGATAGAATATCTAGCACGAAACGTGTAGTAAGATTGATGCCCCAGGAGCCAGGGATCAAGGAACAGGCATTGAGAATATAAATCTAAAGGTGATTTAGTAACAGGAGAACCTGTTAAAATTCTTCTGTATTTAGCATCATCACTTAATTTTAAAATATTTTTAGTTCTATTAGATGTTGGAGTTTTAATAGTAGTAGACTCATCAATTGCAATCATTGTTTTATGACAAGATAAAAACTTTTGTGCAAATGCAGTTCCATCACCTGTAGAAAATGTTTCTACATTCATAATTAAAATATGTAGGTCTGTTCCAGTTTTAAATAAAGTATTTAATATTTCTTTTTGTTTTTTAGACTTGTCAGATGTTTTCCAAAGTACAACTTTTTTATGTATATGATCGGGTAAGTGAACCGGTATTTCAGAGTCAAACCAGTTCTTATAAACACCTTTAGGTGCTATTAATAATAGTCCATTAATTAAACCTCTGTCATATAAAACAGCTGCATTATCTAATAATACTTTAGATTTACCTGTACCCATCTCCATGAAATAGGCAAAGTTTTCTTTGTCCCAAGAGTCTACTAGAGCGTCCATTTGATGGTCAAATGGCTTGGTCTTAAACTTATAATTTTTAATGTCCATAATTTGCTTTTCTTTCTAAAAAGAGGTATAAATCAAAAAAATAAAAAGTCAATGAGCAAAGTATATTTAACCCAAGAGATACCTGTCGATAGAGATACAGGTCAGCCAAAATACAATGTATTAGGTGCACAAAAGTATGGCGACATAGTGACGCTATTACCAATGTATTCACAAATTATATTATCTCCTGGCCCGTTAATTATAAAACTTAGAACGCTTCTAAAAGATTTTACTGCTGACGATTATTTATTACTTTCTGGTGACCCTGCAATAATTGGTGTTGTCTGTTCTGTTTGTTCTGATATAACAAATGGAAAATACAAATTACTTAAATGGGACCGTCAAGAAAAAACTTATTATCCAATCGAGATAAATATTTTTCAAAACTAGGGTTGACAAAACTTATAATTATCCTATATAGCTTTAGTATGAAAGCGAGGAAAAAATAATTATGAGTATAGATTTAAGAGCAGACGCACCTGATCAAACTGATATCATAGATCCTAAAAAATTATCAGAAGAAGTAGAAAAATTAAAAACTATTCAAAATAAAATCAAAACAAAAGAAGAAGAAATAAAAGATTTAAAAGAAGACGAAAAACATTTTAGTTGTGTTATAATTCCAAAGTTAATGCAAGACATGAATCTAAAAAGTTTAAAGTTACAAGATGGTTCTGAACTATCTATTAAACAAGTTTATAGTGCCACAATAAAAGCTGATAAAAAGCTTGAGGCAATACAATGGCTTCGAAACAATGGTCTAGGTGATATTGTAAAAAATAATATTACAGTATCATTTGGTCAAGACGAAGATAACAAGGCTGTCGATTACGCTAGCCTTGCGAGGTCGAATGGGTATGAACCTATCCAAGAGGAGAAAGTTCACCCATCGACACTCAAAGTAACCTTAGAAGATTGGAAAAATAACGGGAACGAAGTTCCCGACGATCTTTTCTGGAAGTTTGATGGAAGTCAAACAAAAATAAAAAACAAATAAACGTTAAACGATAACCAATAAGGAGAATGAGTATGAGTACAGAAGTACAAGTAAAAAGTAATGCAGGAGCATTATCTACAATCAATCTAAGAGCAGATTCTGGTAAAGGAACTGAAGAAATGCAATCAAGTGATAGGTCAACACCTATCTTGAAAATTCTTCACCAAATGTCACCAGAGTGCAATTCAAGAAGTGCTAAACATGTCGAAGGTGCAGAACCTGGAATGATTTATGCAGCTAGTTTTGGTAGCTTAATTAATGGTGAGAAAGGTTTAGATGTAATTGTATCTCACTTTCAAACTAGGTATCCAGAATGGCAAGAGAGAGGTGATAGTACAGCCGCTCCAGTAGGTACACACTTGAATCCGCCATCAGATGCTGTTGAAGAAAAAGGTGGTAGATATAGATTATCTAATGGTAATTATGTAGAAAAGACAATGTATTTCTATGTAATAGCTATTTTAGAAAATGGATCTAGATCTGCTGTAATACCTATGAGATCTTCTAATCTGACTCCAGGTAGAGATTTGAATGATATGATTTCAAATTTAAGAATGGAAGACGATAAAGGTTCATTTCAACCGGCATCTTATACCGCTATGTTTAATTTAAAAACAGCAGGTAAGAGTTGGGGTGATAAGAACTGGCATGTATATAAACCTTCTTTAGTAAGAATGTTAAATGTTTCTAATGCTAAAGATGCTGAATTATATCAAGCAGGTCAAAAACTACAATCTGAAGTAGCTAAAGGTTCTACACAACCTAAATACGAAAAGATTGAAGAAAAAAAATCTAAAGATATTATCTAATCCCTTTGAGGGACACTGGTCAGTGGAGGCGGCATTGGGAGACTACTGCCGCCTTTATTAAAAATAAAAAAATGATAGGATGGATAATATGAAAGATTATATAAAATATTTTGAGGGATTAAAAAGAAATTACGGTGTATGTAAAACTAATGAAGGTCATGTAGATTCTGAAACAGGTAAAAAAAGATATCCTCATGAGTGGGCACAAAAAGAAGTCACAGAAAAAGATTACGAAGAGCATTTAAAAGGAATTAAATCTATAGGTATTCAACCTTGTACTGATGAAGGTACTGCAAAGTTTGGTGCAATTGATGTAGATAAATATCCAATTGATAGACAATTCTATTTACAAATTATTCAAGAAAAAAATTTACCAGTTATCCCTGTCCTATCAAAAAGTGGTGGATTACATTTATATGTGTTCACCACTGAATTTGTTAAAGCGAAAGAGATAAGAGATTTTTTAGAACAGTTATTATTTTTATTTAAGCTACCAATCAATACCGAAATATTTCCAAAGCAAACTTCATTAGGTGAGAATGCAGATGGAGAAAGAACAAATGGTAACTTTATAAATTTACCTTACAACAATAATTCAAGAAGAGCATTACTTCCAACAGGTGAAGAAATGGATTTAGATATGTTCTTAAAAGTATTAGATGCAAATGCTCAGACAGCAAAACAATTAAAAGAAATACAAACAAATATAATTCAAGATGAGTTAACCGGTGGTGATAAAGAGTTTGATGATGGTCCTCCATGTTTAGGAATATTAACTAAAGAAATAATGACAGACGGTAGAGATAGATTTTTATATAACTACATGGTGTTTGCTAAGAAAAAGTATCCAGATAATTGGGAAGATAAAATTATAGAAGCAGCAAGAAAATATTTTGAGTTTGATAGTAGTTGGACAGATGTACATGTAAGTCAAAAGATTAAGAGTTGGGCTAAACAGAAAAAAGGTTATACTTGTAATGATTCTTTGTTAGCACCTGTGTGTGTTAAATCAGTTTGTGTCAAAAGAAAGTTTGGTGTTATATCTGATAACAAACCTAGATGGCCTGCACTAACAGCATTACAGAAATTAAATATTAAACCTACACCAGAATGGTATTTTACAGTGGAAGATGAGAAGGGACAAACTAAACAGATACACGCTAAAAATATTCATAAGATAGAAAGTCAAAAAGAATTAAGAGCATTGGTAATGGAACAAGCACACATTGTACCACCTACAATTAAAGCAAATGATTTTCATGAGATACTAAAAAATTTATTCGAGAAACATAAACTAGAAATAATAAATCCTGCAGAAGGTACTAATCCTTCAGATGTATTAATGGATCATATCAATAGATATATTAACGAACCAGAAGCTAAGAAACATACTTCATTTAAAAGTGGTAGACCTTTACTGGATAGTGAATATGCATATTTTTCTTATGCTGCTTTTTATGATGATATGAAAACTTTTGAATGGAAAGATTCTTCAGCTAAAACTTCTTTGATGATAAAAAGTTTATTTAATAGTGAAAAAGAAGATGAGCAAGCAAAGTTTGATCACAGCAAAAGATTTCCAGGGAAAGATGCAAAAGGTAATTCATTTCCACCATTAAAAACTTTGAGACTTCCTTTAAAATTTTTAACTTTAGAAAAGAATGTAGAAGAGAGACACAATTTTGTTAGTGAGGAAGACATTATCTAATGATATATAAATACTTTGGACCTCCAGGAACAGGTAAGACATTTAAATTAATAAATAGAGCAAAAGCTTATGCTAGAACAGGTACACCTTTAAATAAAATAGGTTATTTTGCTTTTAGTAGAAAAGCAGCATTAGTCGCTAAGAAAAGAATGCCAGCTGATGATAAAAATTTACCTTATTTTCAAACTTTACATTCATTCTGTTTTCATTTCTTGAGTCTAAAAGAAGAAGATATTATGCAGCCTTTTCATTATGAGAATTTTGGTAAGAAAATTAATGTTAATGTTAAATACACAGACAAATACAATAAGGAAGAGATAAATTATTTAACCTGTGATAATTCATACTTTCAAATAATTAATAGAGCAACTAATAGATGTGTAGATATTTCAGAAGAATATGATCTTAACGAACATAATAACAAAGAAGTTAAATGGGAAATTTTAAAACACATACATGATAATTTAAAAGATTATAAGGAAAAGAAAAAGCTATATGACTTTAATGATTTAGTAGATCTAACTATTAAAAGAAAAGATGATCCAAATTTTCCAACATTTAAAACTATTTTTATTGATGAGGCACAAGACTTATCTCCATTACAATGGAAGTTATTTGATACTTTAAAAGATAAAACTGAAGATATGTACTTAGCAGGAGACGATGACCAAGCTATCTTTGCTTGGGCAGGTGCAGATGTTGAAAGATTTATTACAGAACCTGGTAAGGAAAAAATATTAAAGTATTCAAAAAGAATATCTAGAGCAGTACAGGAAGACTCACAGAAACCTATAGAAAGAATTATAGGTATGAGAAAAGAAAAAAATTATTTACCCAGAGATTTTGAAGGTGAAACTTCAACTATAGCTAATTTAAATCAAATAGATTTAACTAAAGATAAATGGTTAATTTTAAGTAGAACCATATCTAGACAGGTAGAAATAGCTAAAGAATTAAAAAAGAAAAATTTATTTTATGAAACTAATAAAGGTAAAAGTTTTAAAGTAGGTTTATATAAAGCATCAGTTAATTATGATTTGTGGTGCAAAGGTAAAATTTTAGAAGATAGAATCATAAAAGATATTAAAGAACAGACTGGAGAAGTTGAATGGGATTCATCTATTAATTGGGTAGATGCATTTAAAGAAGCAGATGAGAGAGAAGTTTTATATATAAAAAATATGTTAGATAATGGAGAAAATTTAGATGAGCCTGCAAGAATTTGGTTATCCACTATACATGCAGCCAAAGGTGGAGAAGAAGATAATGTAATTTTATGTTTGGATATGGGAAAGAAAATTCTTAAATCTATAAAGAAAAGCGAAAGCCGATCTGATGAAGAACATAGAGTCTGGTACGTAGGAACTACTAGAGCAAGAAATAACCTATATAAATTAAAAGCAAAAATAAAACGTAAAGGATACCAGTTATGACAACTAAAGACATGTTTGATAGTTCATTTCCACAAGATAAACAAATCGGTGGATCCCATTATAAAAAATTTAAAATTCAACCCTATGAATTTATATCACACAACGACTTGAGTTTCTTTCAAGGAAATGTTATCAAGTATGTGTGTCGTTATATGAATAAAAATGGCATACAAGATCTTGAAAAAGTAATTCATTACTGTGAATTAGAAATTAAAAAAATGAAAGACAGCAAAGGTAAAAAATAATGAATATATATACTGAAATTTTTGGTTTGTTAATTATAACAATATTTATGTTTGGATTGATATAATGATTATACCTCAAACTGAATGGTTACCACCAAAAGAATTTCCTGATCTAAGACAGCATGAAGAAATTGCTATTGACTTAGAAACAAGAGATCCAGAATTAAAGAGCAAGGGCTCAGGGGCCATTACAGGTGTTGGAGAAGTTGTAGGGATAGCTGTGGCTGTAGAAGGTTGGAAAGGTTATTTTCCAATAGCACATGAACAAGGTCCTAACATGGAACGTAAGAGAGTTTTAGAATGGTTTAAAGATGTTTGCGAATCACCTGCTGTAAAAATATTTCATAATGCAATGTATGACGTATGTTGGATACGTAATTTAGGTATAAAAATCAATGGTTTAATACTAGATACTATGATTGCATCGTCACTAATAAATGAGAATAGATTTTCATATACCTTAAATACTTTATCTTGGCATCATTTAGGTAAAGGTAAAAATGAAGCTAAACTAATTCAAGCTGCTAAGGAAAGAGGATTAGATCCTAAGGCAGATATGTGGAGATTACCGGCAATGGAAGTTGGAGGATATGCAGAACAAGATGCTGTATTAACTTTAGAACTTTGGCAAAAAATTAAAAAAATAATTATTGAAGATGATATTCAAGATGTATTTAATCTTGAGACTGATCTTTTTCCTTGTTTAGTTGATATGCGTTTCCTAGGGGTTCGGGTAGATGTTGAGAAAGCCAATCAATTAAAAGCAGCACTGGCAATAAAAGAAGAAAACTTATTACAACAAATAAAAATAGAAACAGGAGTAGATATTCAGCTAATGGCGGCAAGATCAATTGCACCGTTGTTTGACAAACTGAAATTACCTTACGATAGAACTGTAAAAACGGGTGAGCCATCATTTACTAAAAATTTTCTTGTTAATCATAAACATCCTGTAGTCAACATGATAGCAGAAGCTAGAAAAATAAACAAGGTTCGAACTACATTTATAGATTCTATTATTAAACATGAACATAAAGGTAGAATTCATGCAGATATAAATCAAATACGATCAGATGATGGAGGAACAGTTACAGGTAGATTCAGCTACTCTAACCCTAACTTACAACAGATTCCTGCAAAGGATCCTAACACAGGTCCTTTAATAAGAAGTTTATTTATACCTGAAGAAGGGTGCAAGTGGGGTACGTTTGACTACTCGCAACAGGAACCAAGGCTTGTAGCACATTACTCATTACAATTTGAATTACCTTCTGTTAATACAATTGCAGATTCATATGAGAATGATCCTAATACAGACTTTCACCAAATTGTAGCAGAGATGGCTCAGATTCCTAGAAGTCAAGCTAAAGTAATTAACTTAGGTCTTTTTTATGGAATGGGTAAAGCTAAACTTATGAATGAATTAGATTTAACAAAAGATAAAGCTGAAGAATTATTTAAAAAATATCACGAGAACGCACCTTTTGTAAAACAACTTACAAACAAAGCTATGAATGCAGCAGCTGATAAAGGTGTAATTAAAACTATACTTGGAAGACGTTGTAGGTTTCCTAAATATGAACCTGTGCTTAAAGGAAATGATTGGGGAACTTATGTACCTGCAGAAGATGAAGAACGTATGAGAGAACTTCAAGAAATGGGACCAGAGTTAAAAGATTTTGAAGGTAAGGTAATGAAAGATAAAAATGGTAAACCAAAAAGAAACTATTGGCATAATAATCCAACACGTAGAGCTTTTACTTACAAAGCATTAAACAAATTAATTCAAGGTAGCGCTGCAGATATGACTAAAAAAGCTATGGTTGATCTATATAAAGAAGGTTTATTAGCTCATATACAAATACATGATGAACTTGATTTTTCTGTTGAATCGGAAGCACAAGCTGATAAAATAAAACAAATAATGGAACAAGCAGTTAATCTAGAAGTTCCAAACAAAGTTGATTATGAGTCTGGACCTAACTGGGGAGAGATCAAATAATGGAGATTTTATATGAGTTTAAATATATGCAAACTGTGCAAACGTGCACTTCGTGATATAAGCACATGTACAATTGAAAATTGCGTACAAGGTTTCAATCCTTTAGTTTTAAAAAAAGAAATCAAGGTTAAAAAATCTTGGTGGCAAACAATCCTTAACTGGTTTAAATAAAATGATGGTAAATTGCAAAACATGTGGCCATGGGTGTCATTGCGAATCAGATAAAATAGATTCAGAACATTACACACCGTTAATGGATGTGTGTGAGTGTAAAAAATGTCAACATGAGGTTAAAGAAGAGATAGAATACGAGGAATGTTTATCTTGTCAATAATGGAGGGTGCCTATATGGAACCAGGAGATATGAAGTACAAGTTCACAGCTATTTTAATAGTAGCTATATGTTTATTAGCACTATTTGGTGGACCGGCTAGATGAAAATAAATG